GTCATTCAAAAACAATGGTTTAGAACCAGAAAAGGATAGGAGATACTGACTCAATTATATTGGTTGGATAGGAAGGTTGACTTAACTTACATCATCCTGAGATATTTGTCTTGTCTTCTTGGGTTTCTCTGGGTATCTATTATATCCGGGATCTTCCGCATCTTCTCCACTCACATAGATAGGAAACGAAATGACTGAAGAAGATGAAAACTCGAGATATACGGAGAATTACGATCGAGATGAAGCATTCCGCATTCGTCCAACTCTTCGCTCCCTCATCTCTCGCGGCTCGAAACCAGTGATGGTAGAAGAATATGACGAAGAAACCGGTCAGTGGCGCTCTAAGATAAAGATGAGCCGCCTGAAGTTCGACGACAAGGCCAAGGGCATCTTCCTCGAAGAGTATCGAAAGTGGGGAAGAATGGGAGAATCCGCCGCCGCAGCCGGAGTCACTCCTCAGTGCGTTCGTCATCACATGGAGATTGACGAAGAATTCGCACAGGCTATGTTGATCGCAGAGAATGAGTATCAAGATAAACTAATTTCTCACCACCAGAATCTCGTCTTTAACGGCACAGAGAAGGTGAGCTATGACCGGAATGGGAATGTCGTATCGACGGAACGCATCTATCCGATCAGGCTGATCGAACTGGAGCTGAAGAAGCATGATCCTGGATATCGAGATAAGCAGGAAATCGCTGTCAATCACACTGGCGGTGTTCTCGTCGCTCCAGCAGAAGTTGGTTCCATTGACGATTGGGAGCGGAGATTCACCCAAGCGAAGGATGTGACTCCGAAATTGAGCGATTGAGATTGTCTGAATCCGGAGATGCTTGAGTTAAGATAAATCCTCTTCCGTTCGAAGATGAAGATATCTTCTTCTTCGTCTCGAGATGATTGAAGATGAAGAAATCATAATCTCCTTATAAAATAACTCATCCGGAGATAACTAGATTTTGTCTAGGAGATAAAAATGACATACTTTGGTGGTAGGCCACAACCAAGGAGAAGACACATGTCTTTCATTGTACAGAACGGAACGAACCGCGCTTGGACGACCTCAGAAGAGGTAGATCTCTCAAGTGACTACGGAGTGATGACGCCTGGTGTGAAGGTGATCGTACATGACGACTTCGCTCTTGTACATGCGAGCGACGACGAGTACATCAACTGCCTTCTCTGGGCCATTGGTGACAACCTCTACGTCGCTCAGCCTACGAAGGATGATGGAATGATCTACTGGAGCAATTCACTCAAAGACGCTTTTGACTTCTGTGCAGAGGTGATCAACCTCGCAGAGCGTTGAGAAAGAGCGAGGGCTTCGGCTCTCGTTTTTGACTAGCTCCCGCTCATCTTTTTCTTCGTCAGAAATGAGCGAGTGGACTGGTCTGAAAGAATCAGTGAGTTATGAAGTTTTCTTCCGAGGTCGATGAAGAAATCTTCTTCATCTTTTTAAATTAACTATTGATTCTGAGATGGACGGATTTCAAATGTCTATTCATCTTCATCTTCATATTCAAATGTAGATAAATAGATGTAGTCTTGGAGATAAAAGTGACCCATATTAGCAGCATAGGCCACCTAATGGAGACAGCGTCATGGATTGTCGCATAGTAAACACCAGTTACAGCCGCGCGCCAGTAGAGCTCTTCTGCAAAGTTGCTTCGCTGTGCCTAACGATATCTGAGACTGACGATCCTCCAAACCCACCCTTTTTGGTAGAGGGTACTGGAAGAAGGAAGATCGGTCAGGTCTTCGGTGAGTGTCCCCACAGCGGTGGTGTGCTCTTCTACTACAGCTTGCATGAAGACGGCGTCACCGTGCAGGTGTGGGATTGTGAAGAGCAGGGTTACGACCTTGAAGAGCTCGGTCCTCCCCTCTACACTTTCCCACTTAACGAGTTTGATGACCAGATGAGAAAGATTCACAACGGAGAAATCTGAGATAAAAAGATTGAAAGAGGGAGATGATCTCTCTTTCAATATTGAGATAAATCTTCATCTTCTTCAAATGTCAGAGGATGAAAAAGATTTGAATAAAGAAGAAGAAGAGATGATCTCTAGATAGATTCATCCGGAGATAATTGAGATTTTGTGTGAGGGATAAAATTGACCTTTAGTATGGGTATAGATCATTCAAGAAGAAGACCAACAGAACTTAAGAACGAATCCAACCGCGCTTGGACGACCACCGAAGAGGCTGATCTCTTCAGAGATTATGGAGCGATGACGCCCGGTCATTGAGGTGATCTTACACAACAACTTTGCTAACGTACAACGTAAGAGAGAGAGGAAGACGGACCTCACTACTTTCTCTGGGCTATTGGCGAAAATCTCTACGTTTCTTTGTTCAGTGATCACGTCACATCTCTCTATTGGTCGAACTTCTTGAAGGACGCTTTCGACTTCTCTGTCGAGGTCGTCATTTTGACCGGTATGCTTGACGAAGATTGAGGGATTCTCGTCTTCTTTCTTCATTTTCCGATTGTTCATCTTCATTTTCATTTTCGCAAATGAGCGCTTATCTTTGTCTGAATGACGAAGAAGATGAGCGCTTATCTTTGTCTGAATGAAACATTGACGAATTCTTTGTCCGTGGTTGACGATGAATGAATGAGTGAGTCTATCGGAAGAAGACGAAGAAGATTCGATCGTCTCTGTCGATCTCCGCCCGGTAAGCAGGTGCTGCTTTGGTGGGTAGTAGTGTCGCCTGCCCTTAGTAGGGCAGGCGGTAATACGTAAAGGCCGCGTGTGCCGGGTTTACACGCAAGCCGCAAGGGCCGGGCAGGTTAGGTGGTTTAGTGGTAGTGTATACATGGTGTTTTACCTTGTGTTGCGCGTTACACCTGCCCTTAGTAAGGCAGTTGTAAGTATGTAGGGCAGGGTGGTGCAGGCTCATACTTGCTAAGGCAAGGTTTACCTACCGTTACCTTACCACCTTTGGCAAAGTAAGCTACAACCGCTTGTTGTGCCCACAGTGGCAGGCTGCGGGGTAGGGGTAGTGTAGCCATTACATACCCCCCATGTAACCAAGGGCTATAAGGGCAAGCCCGGTATTTGCTAGCAGCGGGTAATGGTTGGCAAAGGTGGCATAAGCCACGGTAAAGGCCACAGCCACAAGGGCAAGGGTGGCAAGGGCAGTAGGTGTAAGCATGGTGTGTGTGCCTTTTGTTGTGCCCTTACCTAACACTAACCTTGTGGCAAAACTAGGGCAAACTCGTTGCGGTGCAGGCAACGCATTGTTGCCAAACACAACACACCCACTGCCTTGTTTTTGCCACAAACTTAGGCCATACCTAAGGGCATGGGTAGCACGGCACTAACGCACGGCACCCACCACAAAAAGGTTAAACACAATGGCTAACACCAAAGCCGCCACCACCACACAAACCGCTGCGCCCGCGCCTACCACCACACAAGCCGCTGCGCTTACTGTTGGTGGTGTGCCGCTGCCGCTGCCCACTGGCCCGCTTTACACTGCAAACACCAACCACCCCGCATGGCGCAAAGTTGGGCCTGCTACACACCGCGCCTATGCGCAAGCTGTTGCCACCGTGCTTGCACAAGCCATGCCCAAAGGCTTTGCACTTAACCAATACCGCGCTGCCCTTGTTGGTAACGTGCTGCCCACCAACCACCCACAGCGCAACGTGCCTGCACCTACCCACGGTTGGGTTAAACACAATATGCCTACGTGGGCACGTGGACAGGGTTGGCTTGTGGCCGCGTAAAGGCAACAATACCCAAAGGGGTAGGGGTATTACGCGCTGCCCCACCCCACCCCACCTATGGGCGCAGGCAACATGCTCACCCAAGCCGCCCACGGTCCACCTCCGTCGGAGAGCAATGATGATCCTTATAGGATCATCAAAAGACAATCTACCCTTGTCACCCACCCCACCCCCGTGGTAAGCTATGAGTAGAAACATACATTCACCACCTGTAAAATCGAAGAGAATCGAGAAACCAAGGGGGATCCATGAAACTATATACAGAAGAGGAGAGAAATCCATGCTCACCTCATCAGCTCAGCCTCTTTGGGCAATGGGGTCATCCCATTGAGGTCGAACGACGCAATCGAATCCGCCTTTCTATCGCTGCTTATGCGTATGAGTTCGAGAGCAACCCGATAATGGATGATGTGGCGTATGACAAGCTGTCGTATTCTATCAACACGAAAATAGCGACTGGAAATTCTAGACTTGATAGATTTTTTAAGTCTAATTTCGACCCTTTCTCCGGTTTATGGATCAGACTACACCCGGACCTTGAAGGTATAAAATATCTCTATAAGAGATTTTATGTCCTATGAGTTCTATTCTGGTAGTCTACACCGAGGGAGTGCCAAAGCAGAGTGATCGAGTGAACATCAGATATCACCTCGCAGAGAAGATATCTGACTTCCAGCCCACCTACTCCGAGGCGATCTATCAACTGATCTGGTTGAGGTACATTCAGAAGAATTTGATTCCTGGACCGGAAGATCTCGATATATCTACGAAGATAGACGACGTGATCTTCGTTGATGTGTTGAGTAACAGAACGTATGAGTCAGAAGGACAGCGAGTAATCTTCATGGAGAAGTACGGAAATGTTTAGTGAGATCATCAAAGCCATCCGAGCCTACATCATCATGATACTGGCCGAGCAGGTAGCGTCCGATATTGCTACTAGCGGTCTGAACGAAGAGGATCAGGCCATCGTGGACCAGATTCTCGATCGGTAGACTTTGTAGTTCCGGAGACGAGTACAGAGCTCTACATGAACATCGTCTCCGGAACTATATATAATAGAAGACCACCAATGAATGATTACATGTTCATCAGAGGAGTAATGTAGAGTGAATAGATCTGCCAGAGTTTGGCGACCTCGTGATGGTAGAATCCTATCACGAGAAGACATTCTAAAGAGAATCGTCGTCGATATTGGAGTCAGAACCGTAGGTTCGATCTCGAACTGGTCGCCTTCGTGTCAATGATTGTACTCAAAGTGATGAAGAAAGGAAGATGAATATGAATTGCAACGTCTGTGAAAAGCCGTCCGTCGGAGTCGCATCCTCTAGACTCGGTCCCATCTCCTTGGCTTTCTGTGCTGAATGCTTGCAGAATGGAGCTGAGCCTGAGATCTTGATGTGGTATCTTCGAGACGGCGTTGCCGGAGGAGATGTATCTAATCTCGCTCCAGTTGACTTTAGTTGATGGAAAGTACATCACATTCAAAGAATGGATCGCTCTAGAGAAGCCTCCCTTGCCAGAGCCGCCGGAAGACGCTACACTACCGGAAAATGAGGAGCTGATAGATGACCTCAGTAGTCTCTTTTCCGAAGATTAAAGATGAACTGACTCTCGATGAGATGATCGGGTGCATCAAGAACACAATCACACTGAAAGAAGGAGTCTTCGTCGCTTTTCACGAGAATGGTAATCTCTGTGTACTCAATTTCGGTGATATGACGGCCATGAAGGCGCTCTGGCTCGCCGAGCAGCTTCGAATGCACGCAATCGAGGCGGATTTTCCACTTGAAGAGTGTTATGATGAGTAAGAACCTTGATTTTCGGCTGTATATCGTCACGAATCCTCATAAATTTGGTATTCGCGACGACGTTGACGTGTTCAACCCGATAAATCAGACGGGAATCTTGTCTGATGATACAAGATTTATCGTCGTGAAGCCACATATAGAAGAAATCAAGTCAAAAATCTCGGGAATTTGGCTTCAGCAGGACATTATGGTTGAAAATTTGTTTGAGATCACTTCAGAAATGATAAATGTGATTCAGATTCGTATTTATCATGGTTCGATGAGGCTCGAATTGTTGTGAACTCCATCCGGAAGTTCCCCGACAATGTGATTTGGAGACCAATGCCAGGATCGCAAGAAGCGTTCCTGGCATCTACTCCAATCTTTGAGGTGTTGTTCGAGGGCACTCGAGGCGGCGGAAAGACCGACTGCCTACTGATGTCGTTCTGCATGCACGTTGGAAAGGGCTTCGGAGCCGCTTGGAAGGGAGTTCTCTTCCGTCAGACCTACAAGCAGCTCACTGACGTCATCTCGAAGACTCAGAAGTGGATTCCACAGATCTGGCCTGAGGCCAAGTTCAACGCCTCAGAACACGTCTGGACGTGGCCGACTGGAGAGAAACTTCTTCTTCGTCAATTCAAGAAGGCAGACGACTACTGGAACTACCACGGTCACGAATATCCGTGGATCGGCTGGGAAGAACTCTGTAACTGGTCCTCTGATGAGGGTTACAAGCGAATGTTCTCTTGCTGCCGCAGCTCGACTATAGGAATGCCCCGCATGGTGCGGGCCACGACGAACCCATATGGTCCTGGTCATAATTGGGTGAAGCTACGCTTCAAGCCCAACACAATGAACATGATTGTTCAGAAGGATCTGCTGGATGAACAGGGAAATATAGAACCATCGAGACTTTCTATTCATTCCCATATTGACGAGAACCGAGTACTTCTCGATGCAGACCCTGACTACAAGCAGAAGATCGCCGCTTCTGCGAGGAACGCGGCCGAGCGTAAAGCGTGGCTGGAAGGCTCGTGGGAAATCGTTGCGGGCGGCATGTTCGACGACGTGTGGGATCCGGTGTGGAACGTGGTGCCTCCATTCCAAGTACCTGAAAATTGGAAGATTTTCAGGTCCTTCGACTGGGGAGCTTCGAAGCCCTTCTCCGTGGGCTGGTGGACTGTTTCCAACGGAGAGGACATTCTGATGCCCTGTGGGTGGAGATCTACCGTTCGAGGTGACATCTTTCGTATAAAAGAGTGGTACGGAAGCACCGGCAATCCGAACGAAGGTCTCAATATTCTCGCTACGGAGATCTCTGCTGGTATCATTGAGCGTGAGCTCAAGTGG